ACCGCCGCCACGTTGGCCCGGTAGCGGGCCAGCAGGGATGCCGTGGGCACATCGCTTTTGTACCATGTGTAGGGGTCCAGCCCCTCGTTGGGGTCTTTAGGTCGTTCTACCACCGGCCCCGCTGTGAAGCTGCCGGTTCCGGCGTTGCCGTAAAACTTCTGCCCGATCAGATCGTAAAGCCCCACCGCCCCGCCAGCGTTTTTGCAGGGGATATAGTCCCGAATGATGGTATTGCCGTCATAAATCCGGCAATAATAGAGCGCCATCGTTGTTTTTTCCTGAATCCCTCCGGCGCGGTTATTTGCAAAAAGCGCCAGATTGTGTGGGACGGAAAATGTCGAAGCCCCCATGGTCAGAACAGTTGATCCGTCCATAGAGATGATGTTTTTATTGAAATCCACCTCATGCGGAGATCCGTTATTCAACCCGGAAATCGTTCCGGTTTCTTTTCCGTAATGGGTAAATCCAACGCCAAGCGCAAAGCCATTATCAACCCAATCAATATCTGCCCCAAACACTGTATGACTACCGGTTTCCGACGTAGATAGTTTTATGAGTACACGCGAATCTTGGTTTGGCTTGAACCCGGTATCGACATACTGCGTTCCCGTGCTCTGGATATACTGCACTTCCGCATACCCCTCCGGCAGACGGGAACTGGGCGTCACCGCCCGCTCAATTTTCACCCGCTGATACCCCGGCACGCTGTAGCCTATCCTGCCCAGCCGAGCCACCAGATCCTCCATGCACGCGTCCACCCGGTTGAAATCAGTGGCATTGTAAAAACCCTTTGCGGTCTTATTCGACACATCCTCAAGCGTCCGGTCCGTCACCAATGTTGAAAAATCAAAAGCCATAATTCCTCCGTGTCCGAATCGGACCGCTACTTGCTGTAATACACCACCGCGCAGCCGGAAGCGCCCATCGCGCCATCCGCACCAACGCCAGGATAACTGTAGATTTTCCAATAGCTGTGAGAAAAACCGCCTTCATCTTCCCATGTTATTTTTTGCCGCCGGCCCTGTTCACCGCCCTTGCCGCCGGCCCCGCCGTCTCCGGTTCCCGCTCTGGGCTTCGCCACGCCCGTCCGGGCAAAGCTGTCGCCGCTGGCCACGTCCGTATAGCCGTTTTCATAGCGCTTGCCGTTGGCGGAGGAATACGCCCCGAAGGTTGTGTTTTCGCCAAAGGCCACTGGGAACTCTTGCCCATCGTTGATGTTAATGGTTGCAGCCCATACCAGACCGCCCAGACCGTCCACGCCGTCCGCACCGGCAGCGTCCCATGTGCCATCCTGTCCACGAGTGCCGTCTCCGCCCTTGCCCACAAGGATGACTCGCAAAGATTTCTTTCCCGCCGGGGCTTTCCATGTACCGGGTGTGGTGATAACCTCCCGGCCCTGATACAAAAAGCTGCCGTCCGCCTGTAGCAGCTGGCTTTGGCAGCCCTGCATAACGCCATTGGAAAACTGGAACGTCTGCATGGTCAGCCGCGCCGTGGTGGCCTGACTCTCGTCCAGCCACACCGTCTCCACGTCTCCGATCTCGGAGGACGGATCGCCCCGGCCCGTCAGATCCAGCACGTTCCCGCCATAGGTGGAGAGGATCAGCCGCGCCGCCGCCAGCGCCTGCGCCTCGGTCTTGATAAACGGATTGTCGATGCTCACCGTCTCGCTGGAGGATGTGGCGTTGCCGGACACGATGTATTTCGTATCCGCCCCATCGTTGAGGGTGAAGATCAGCGCCGCCACGTCCCCGTTGGCCTTCATACCCGGGTAGCCGTTAAGATTGTCCAGTGTCACTTTGTTGCCCTCGCTCCACAGCGGCTCGGCGGTCAGGTCTCCGGTGGAGGCGTCCGCACGGGGCCATGTCCCCGTGGCCTGACACACCCAGCGGAGGATATCGCCGCACGATTTCCCTTGCAGATCGTCCGCCGCCCGCACCGTCACCGGCAGTGCCGTGTAATTGGGATCCACGTGCCACCGGTCCTGGAAGTTGACGCCCAACTGCGCCGCCAGAGCGCCGATCCACCCCCCAAGCGTAGTGGGTAGTGTGGAGGGTGCCAAAAATTCCCGGTTTGCCAGCAGGCCGATAATGTCCACCAGATTCCACTGCATCGTCAGGCCGTTGTCGCCGGTTTTCCACCCGCCGGAAAACTGATAGAAGATCCCCAGCCGCTTATATTCGTCCGTTCCGTCCGCCAGCCGAACGCCCAACGATACGTCGATGCCCTGCCGCTCCTCGATGGACTGAAACAGTCCGTTTTTGCTTCGCGGTTCAAACCGCCGGGACAGGTTGTCGATCTTGAGGGTGCACGTGCCATACGGCAGCGCCGTGGCCGCGATGTTGCCCTGCTGCTTGACGTTGAATTCCGCAATCATACCGCCGTCCCAGCCCTCGTACACGCCGGGGACGATCTCCACCACCCGCATCCGCCGCCCGGGCCGTGACCATTTGGTCACCGTCACCCGGATGGCGTCGGGGTTGTTGACCGTGAAGCCCTCCAGCGATACGGAGGAAGCTGTGTTGCCGGTGTACGTCCGCGTGTGGTACGCCGTGCCGCCCTGCTTGACCTCCACCGTGAAATCCTCCGGAAGGCCGTCATAGTCATTGCCCGGGAAATATACGGAGCACGCCTGCAAGACAGACACGCCGGAGAATTGCAGTTCCACCCACGGCGGCGTGGAAAACGTTCCATCCGCGCCGGACAGCACGTTGCCGATGTAACCCATCTGGCCCACCGTCTGAGTGGGATCGTCCGGGAGAAGGTCCCACGTCCCATCCAGCGCCCAACGGTCGCGCTCTAACGTAGCGTACTTGGTGGGGTTATCGAAAACCTTATCGTGGAGCTGCTCCGGCTTGCTCCACGGGATCTGCCCGGAGGTCTCCCCGGCGCCGAACACGATGTCCGGGGAAATAATGTCAATGACCGCCCGCAGCAGCACCCGCCGCGCGTCTCCTGTGATCGCCGCATGATACGCCTGCCCGCTTTTAATCATGCGGCGTCACCTCCCGCAGCGTAAAGCCTACATTGTGCCACAGCCCTACGCCATTCCGGGAGAAGGCGTAGGTTGGCTGTGTCATGGATTCCACTAAAAACGTGCCGGTGGCCATGGTGTCAGAATCGTCCGGCAGATACACCACCGGAAACGCCTTGCCGGAGCGCAGCACCGCTGCCAGCTGCCGCCAGAGGGCGTTGCCCATGTAATCGTAGCTCCATGTGATCATCTGCACATGGCCCCGGACTTCCTGTACTGTCCGGCCGGAGATCATCTGCACGTTAACAGACAATTCTCCGGGATAGCATTGATACTTGTCCCTGCTGGTTTCCGGCAGATAAATGCCGTTGATAATCAACTGTGTCATGCCGTTGCCACCTCCGGGTTGCTTCTGGCCGCGTCTCGCAGATCAGGCAGAAGCCAGCTGGCGATCTGCTGGCCGTTTTGCAGGATGAGGTTGATTGTATAGCTGCCGCCGGGGCTTCCGGCGCTCTGTGCCGCAAGTCCGTTCACCAGGCCGGCAGCGGCATTGTAGACGGTGTCCACCGTCGGCGTGGGGATGGCGTCCTGAATCCCGGAGGAAACGCGCTGCATCTGCCGCTCGAAGCCCTGACCAAGGCCCAGCGCCATATTCTGGCCGATTCCGGCAAACACTCGGGAGGGCGAGTGGATCCCCAGCACGCCCTTGACGCCGTCCACGAGGCCGCCGACAAAGCCGGAGATCTTTTCTCCGATCCAGCTGGCCATGAGCTTGATACCCTCCCAAAGCCCCCGGACGATGTCCTTGCCGACCTCAATGATGTCCGGCAGGGAATCCAGAAAGGCACTGATGATGGCATCTACCAACGCCAGCGTGCCCCGGAGCAGCTCCGGCAGGTTTTGCGCCAGTCCTTTTACCAGAGATACGATCAGCTGGACACCCAGCTTCAGCACCTCCGGCATCTTTTCCGTAGCATAAGCCACAAACCTTGTGATCATGTCCGGCCCCTGTTCTCTTACGGTTTCTGCAATGTTCTTCACCACGGACTCAATGACCGGCAGCACGTTTTTCGCCACCGTACCAGCAGTCTGGATCAGCTCCTCGGTCAGAGCGCCGATATCGGCGTTCTGATCGCCCAGGCCCGTGACAAAATTCTGATATGCCGCCTTCATAGAGCTGATAGAGCCCTCCACGGTAGTGGATGCCTCCAGTGCCGTGGTGCCGGTGATCCCTATTTCCGTCTGGACCGTGTGGATGGCATCAATAATAATAGACAGATCTCCGTTTACACCTTTATTTGCATAAAGCGCAGCCTCTGCACCATATAAGCCTTTCAACTTGGCGGCGTCTTCAATTAGCCGCGCCATTTCTTCTTTAGTGCCACCATAGCCCAGTTTCAGGTTGTCCAGCATGGTGTAGTTTTGCTTGGCAAAGCCCTGATAAGCGTTCTGGATGGACTGCATGTCCGTGCCCATCTTGTTGGCGTTGTCCGACATATCCGTGAGCGCCTGATCCGCCTTTTTAGCCGCGGCCTCCGTGTCGTTGCCCATAGATTTGAGCAGGGACGCGGAGAAGCTGGTCACGGTCTCCATATAGGCGTTGGCGGAAAGGCCCGCCGTTTTGTATGCGTTTTCCGCGTTTTTGATCACCGTGTTGGCAGAGCTGCCAAACAGCGTTTCCACGCCGCCCACCAGCTGCTCATACTCGCCGTAGCCCTCAACAGCGCTGCTAATGAGGGACTTGATCCCGCTGGCCAACGCCTTAATGCCAGATTTAATAGCGTCTCCAAACAAATTTGACTTTAACATATCGCCAAACAAACTGGTTTTCTGTCCGGCGCCGTCCATGGCGTCGCCTACGCCCTCCACGCCGGTCTCCAGCTCGTTGAGCTGCTTTTTCGTGCGGTTTACATCGGTGGTGGCGTTGTTCAGCGCCTGCTGCCACCGCTGTACCTCACTGCTGTTTTCAGAGTAGTTGGCCTTGGCGTAGTCCAGAGCCTTCTGCACCTCGCCCAGGCGCTGCTGCTGGACCTCCAGCTGCCGGTTCAGCACGTCAGACTGAGCCGCAAGCTTTTTCTGACTGTCATTGTCAACGTCAAAAGCGGAGGTCACCGCCTTCATCTCCGTACCAAGGGTTTTAAGCTGCTGTCCCATGGTTCGGAGGGATTCTCTAAATTCCTTTTCGCCGTCAATGCCGATTTTCGGGCCAATATCGACCGCCATCGTCTCACCTCACATTTGGGATAATTTCCTCGTCTGTCAAAGCGTGCTTGGGGGCAAAACCCTCCCGCTTGATCTGCTCAATGGCGATGTAGTCCAGCAGCTCCCCAAACGGCACATCCAGCGCCTCGGTGTAGGTCAGGCCGACGGCCATTCCATACCACAAAAACCACTCCGGCGCTAAGGGGCCGCCGGAGTGGTTTCCGCGTTTTTTCCGGGGTCCGCCTCCACGTGGGTCTCTCTGCCGGAGACTACTGCCTCCGTGATTTTTGTCCGGAGCTGGCCGAAATCGCTCAGATCCATCACGTCCAGCAGCTCATCCGCTGTTAGCGGAGGCGCGGTTTCCAGCCCGTTTAGTTTGGCATACCGGGCGCCGCCGTCCATCATGGTCGACAGCAGCCACACCGCCTCATCCAGTGCCTTGAGCGGGTCATCGGCTGAGAGCGCCGTGTCAATGCGCTCCACGCCTCCGTAGCGTTCCGTTACTGCCCGGACCACCCGGGCGGAAAAGCACAGCAGGTGCGCCTTTCCGCCTATCTCGATACTGGCCGTTCTCATGCGGTGATCCCCAGCCGCGCCTTGATATAAGCCTCAGCCTGGGCCTCCGAAGTAAAGGTGGCTTCCTTTTTCCAGGCATGGGTGGCGGAATCATCCCGCATGATGGCGCCGGTCAGCTCCGGGGTCTGCCACTCGATGGACTCACCCTGCGTGGTGGCCGCGTCTTCCGGCACGGAAAACATGATCTTCGGCAGGACCACGCCCCGCCACTTATACGCGCCGTTGACCTTCTTCTTGATGATGAAACCCACGCCCAGATAGGGGGTCACCTGCGTATCATCGTAAACCAGCTCCTTTACGGAGGTATCCGTCACGCCATCGATCCCGGTGATCGCCTGCTCCGTCAGGCCCAGAATGGCCTTGCTGACCTCCTGACTCAGATCGGTAGTAGACAGGGTCAGGGTGCCGTTGGCAAAGCGGCGGTCGGTCTCCGCCAGTCCGTTGTCGCCATAGAGGTTGTTGTCCTCCGTGGTCTCAATGGAGATATTGGCCTCCGTTGCCTTACCCATTACCGCACCGTCAGAATAGCTCACCACGCCGCCGGCTTCGGCATAAATAGCGTAATACGGCTTGCTCAAACCAATGGTTGCCATGTGCGCTCCTTTCTCGCGGTCCGAATCGGACACGCGCTCACTTCATAATTTTGTTGATCTCGCTCTCCGCCCGCTTCTGCATAGCGGCAAGGGTCTGCTTTTTCACCCGGCTCACCGCCTTGCCTACAAAACGGTTTTTGCTCATCCAACTGGTACCGCTTTCAATGGCCCGGGCAACCATCTGATTCGGCTGGCCCTGTGGCCAGCGCTTTGATCGAATGTTGTTATACCCGTCAAAACCGATTTTGACGTTATACATTCCGTCATTGTCCTTCTGCATGGAGGTAATGCCCAGGGTTCCCAGCAGCGCAGCCTTTTGCGTTTTCTTGGGTCCGCGGACTGGATTCTCCTGCGTGCCCCAGCCCTCGTCTGTGGGAACAGTCTGCAATTCTGCCCGGATAGCATCAGCCACAACTTTTGCTCCGTCATGGATAGCAGGGCCGCAGACTTTCTCCACAGCCTCTTTTTCCAGCCGGGTGAGCTTCAGAATGTATTCCTCGCCGCTTTTAAACGTGATGGTTGCCATTAGGTCACCTCCCACACCCACTCGTAGTGGATAAAGCCGGTGTCCGCCTCGTACTGGACGGAGTTCAGCGTCCAGGAAATGCCATGGGCGCTGAAACTCTCGCCCAGCTGCTCAACCCATGGGTCAAACTCGGATTTGGTAAACAGATCCGTGGTGCCGGTGACGGCGGTCTCTCCGTGGCCGTTGTCTCCGGGAAGATCATGGCTGCCGTCCTCTTGCCACACAAAATAGCGGTCGGATTTGAGCCGGACGGCGTGGCTCACTGCGTCTGTCACCGCTCGGTGGGCGGCGATCACTCGCTCATACCAGGTGGTCATGTGGCACCTCGTATTTCTGCTCAATCCGCAGCAGCGTCAGATCCATGCTTTCCGGGAAAACGTCGGTTGTTGTCTGGATCAGATCGATGCGGTACTGCTTGCCGTCCTCCGTCACAGCCACGTCCTGGCTGCTCACGCCGGGGACCCGTGGAACCCGCAGCACCCGCTCGATCTGAGCCTGATTCTGCCGTCCCTCGTAATACCGCTGGATGCCAAGACGCCGCTCCTCGTATCGCAAAGCGGCCTTAAATGTCAAACCCTCCACAGGCTTGTAGCCCGGCGCCGCCGTATCTGCAACGGCATAGACCTTGACCAGTCCGTCGGAATAGGTCTGAGTAATCTCGCTGTCACGGCGAGGGCGATACGGCGCTTTCCATGGCATACGCGCTCACCCGCCTTTCGCTCTGCATACTCAAAATGAGAGATTGATAGTTGTTTTCAAACACGTCCAGGGCGCTGTCTCTGGCGTAGCGGACGTATTCCATCAGCAGCGTCCGTGCGTCGCCGTCCGCTGTATAGTCCTGCGGGCTTCCGGCCTTCTTGTCCAGGTACCCGATCCCGGAGGCGATGAGCCCGGATACCTTGGTATCCGTGGCCTCATCGCTCCAGGTGATGTTCAGGTAGTTCTCCACATCGGACAGCAGGCCGGGCGGCAGGCTGTTCCGATCCGCCATCAGCTCTTGGTGACGGTGACCGTGTAGGTCTTCTTGGCGGTGCCGTCAGCGGCGGTGACGTTAACCTTCACCGTGTTGCTTCCGGTCTGCCAGGTGGCGGCGCTGCCGTTGTCGATCTTGCGGTTGTTCACCAGCACCTCGATCTCCGCGCCTGCGTCAGAGGGAACGGCGGTCACGGTGTTGGTGGCGTTGGTAGTCTCCGCCGTATAGGTCACGGTGCCGGAGGCAAAAGCGGGGGACAGGGCCAGAGAGCCAATAGACAGGGCGCTCAGAGTGGCATCGTCAGAGGGTGCGGTCTCCGTCACCTGAGTCACCTTCCAGGTGGCGGGCTTCAGGCCGGAAATATCCAGCAGCAGGAAGGCGTTGTTGTCCAGAGGCATACCGTTGGCGTAACCCTTGATAAGGTATACCCGCTCGTCCTCCAGGAAATGGTAGTGGTCGCTGTACTCAATGCGGCCGTTGGGCGCGGTGCCCGACATAGCCAGATACCGGTTGGAGAGGCCCATCACTGCCTTGCCCCGGCTCAGCGCGGGGGTCTGGATGATGGTCATGGGGTAGGGCATCACGTCGTTGCGGTAGGTGCCGTCAGGGGCCATCAGCGTAGTGGCGGGCATCACCGTCTGGTAGTAGTCCTGGGGGTTTACCAGCAACAGGATGCTTTCCACACGGCGGGCCTTGCCGTTGGGGTCTGCTGCCATCAGGGAGATCAGATTGCCCACGGTGGCGGGGCTGAGATCCCGCACCTTCACGGGGGTCTTCTCGGGATAGGCGTTGCCGGAACGCACCACATTGTCGCCAACCTGACGGGTCATGCCGATGGGCTTCTTGTCACCGTCGCCGGTCACGATGCCCGCCTCCATGCCGTTGGCGAATGCCTCGTACAGCACCTCGCGCACATAGCGGTCCAGCCACTCGGGGCCAAGATCCAGCATGGCCTTGCACACCGGCAGGAAAGCGGAGAGCTTCAGCAGCTGGGCGGGAATCTTCTTAAAGCCGGAGGTCAGCTCCTTGACGATGTCGTCGCAGAGATCGCCCCACGCCGCCTCCTCATGGCCGTTGGTGTTCACCATGATCTCCACGGCGCCGCCGGTGGCCCGGAAGTTGATGCGGCTCAGCAGGGGGTGATTGGTTTGGAGATCCTCAAAAACGGAGTCGATCACCGTCTTAGGGAGCACAGCGTCCATGCCGGTCACGGCCTGCCGGGGATCAATGGCCTTCATGGCCTCGCCCAGCTTCTGGTAGTAGGCGTGCTCCTCGCCGGTAAGCTGGTGGACGCCCCGGGCCGTCAGGATACGGCTGTCCATTTCCTGGCGAAGGTCGGCAAGCTGCTGCTCATACTCCTGCTTCACGTCCAGGCCCACACGCTGGAGCATTTCGTCAAAGGCTGCCTGGAAGCCGGCAGGGTCATTGTCGGCAACTGCCTTCTGGATGAGGGTGCGGAGCTCCTCGCGGCTCCGGATGTCATTGTTCTGCATAGTGTTCTCCTTTCATTTTTAGCCAAACAGGCTCATAATACGGTTTTTCTGCTGGGGTTCGGGCTGAGGCTCCGGGCCTTTCGGATCAGGGGGGCAAGGCGGTTTAGGACCAGTGTCCGCCGCCAACTGCCGAAGCTGAGCGGCAAGGCTTTTCTGCACGGTGATCCGCTGCTCCAAGGTCAGGTTGGCCTTTTGCAGCAGAGCCGCAGCCTGGGTCATGTCCGCGTCCTTTTCCGCGTAGCGGTCGGCCAATCCCAGCTCCATGCACTGCTCCGCCGTCAACCAGGTCTCCGCGTCATACATTTCCTTCAGGGTATCCGGGTCCAGCTTGTCACCGGCCTTTTGGAGATAGGCTTCCATCCCCGCCTGATTGATGGTGTCCAGATTGTCTGCGGCCTTTCGCAGCTCAGCTGCGTTTCCGTAAATACCCATGCTCATGTTGTGGATCATCATGAGTGCGTTGCGCGGCATCACCACCGTGTCGCCGGCCATTGCGATGACCGAGGCGATGGAACAAGCAAAGCCGTCCACATACACCGTCTTGTGGGCGCTGTGCCGCTTGAGCTGGTTGTAGATGGCCGTGCCCTCAAATACACTGCCGCCGTAGCTGTTGATGTAAACGGCGATCTCCGTCGCCTCCGGATGCTCCGCCAGAGCGTCCCGGAAGGCGTTGGCGCTGGTCTCGCTCTGGATCGTCTCGTCGGTCCACCAGTCATAGCTGTCGCCCTCCACATCTCCGTAGATGTAAAGCTCCAGTGTCTTGGCGTCCTCCGCCCGCTGCTTCAGCGCCCACATTCTCCGGTCCTTCTGCTTGGGATTACTCATTCCCGCTGTCTCCTTTCTGTGCATTCATCTGCTGCGCGGCTTCTTGGATCCGCGCAATGTTCAGGGTCAAAAAGTGTTCATCGGCCCACGGCTCGTTGATGGTGGCCTGGTTGGCCGCCCGCAGCACATCGTTGACCGAGAAGGCGCCGCTGCCCACCAGCTTTTCCACGTTGGCAGCGTTGGCAAACATGTCAAAGTGGAGGATAGCAGAGGAATCGACCCGGACAAAGTTGCCCTGCTTCCAACCGTCAAAGCCATACCGCTTTCGGGTGATTTCCTCTTGGAGCTGATCGCAGATGGGGTCAATACACTGGGTCAGAAAACGGCTGTTGGCGTCCGCTGTGCCCTGAACGGTGCCGTTCACCAGCACAGCGGGGATCAGAAAGCCCCGGGCGGTAAAATCGAAAATGTCCTCGATCAGGTTCCGCACGTCCCGGCTGTCGCCCACCTTGCCATCGCCAGATTTATTGACCTGCTGATAGTCGTAGCCGTCAAACTCCGGGAGCACCGCCGCGCCGCTGCCAAAAAACGGTTTGATCTGCTGCTCGATGATCTTGGCAAAATTTTGCTCAAAATTCTGCGTGCCCGATGCGATCTGATTAACATGGACCTTCCAGTGCTGCCCACGCTCCCACTGATAGCGGCTCATAGCCGCTGCCACCAGCCGCATGTAGGACTGGCACAGACCGTCCACCACCGGGCGCATGGCGTTGTGGTGGAGCTTTAAATGCAGTACCTCGTTTTCCCGGAAGGTTTTTTCATAGGCGGTGTCGCCCACCGTCACGTTAATGTACTCATTCATCCGCATCGGCCAGAAGGTGCTCTGCTGCCAGCTGTCCGCCACCATCACCGCGTCCATGCCGTCCCGCCGCTTACTGGAGATCACCAGCGCTTCATTGTCCAAAAACAGTTTGGCGATCAGCTTGTGCCAAAAGGCGGAGCTGTTCTGGTTCACGTTGGGCTCCACATTCCATAGGTAATACTCCTGCTCCTGGATCTCCTCCCGCCCCCGGAAGGTCTTTACCTCGCAGCGGCCCACGGCGTTGGCCACCATGTTCACGCAGGTCCAGAAGGAAAGCTGCCGCGCCTGGAAGTCTTCGGCCGCTGCCAATAGCTCCTGACAGGAGACCTCCGCTGTGGCGGTTCGCCCGCCCTTTCCCGCCAGCCATTCAAAAAATCTCAATCCCATAGTTCAGCCTTTCTCCGGTCCGATTCGGACCGTTATAGTCTGATGGCCCCTATCGGCGGGG